AATTCCATCAGATTCAGCTCCATCTCCCCTTTGACACACCTTGAACCACTTTTACCCACTTTTTGACACTTTGATATACTTATTGATATAGAGGATGAGCTAGAATATAGTGTGTGTATGTCTTTATGACATACTTTTTTAGCCATAAGTTTTAATATAATCAGTATGTCAATATGTCAGGAGATGATGAAATGCCTAAGAATTTAAGCAAGGATAGGATGATTTGGGCCATTAATGAGACTCGTAGTATGAGACAAGCTGCCGTTTTGTTAGATGTAGCCTACAATACTTTTAAAAAGTATGCTAAGATGTATGAATTATGGCAACCCAACCTTAATGGACCACGCCAAAAGGGTCACGTAGGGGGGTTTAAACAGCCTGAGATAATGGATGTATTAGGTGGTAAGAACCCTAGCTACTCCACAGCTAAACTTCAGTACAGATTAATCCGAGAAGGATACGTAGCTGAGGAATGTTCGAACTGTGGATACGATGAGTATAGGACATTTGATATGACCAAACCCTTGCAATTAGACTATATAGACGATGATACCACCAATAAGGAGCTTAGCAACCTAAGATTGTTATGCTTTAACTGTTATTATATACTCAAGGTAAGGAGAAATCAGGTGGAGATACCCTCGAATGTGCAGAGTTTCACCAAAGCAATCAACCAAGCCTTCTCCACCGACCCAACTGAGTAGGGAATCCCAATATCAATAGGCCTAAGCTTAACGCATTTTTGCCATATAAGTCAAGTCTTTTTTGTAAAAAACACCATATTTTATGCGGCGGTTCGACTGCACGCGGCTAATTAATTGAAAAAAAGTGAAAATAATTGAAAAAAACCCTTGACTTTTAGCTTATTTCTTCGTAGCTTAAGGGGTAATGATTGAGGAAATGACAATGAATTAGAGAGAAAAGAATTAAGGGAGCTAGGGTTAAGAGCCACTGCTAGAACTACCTTATGATAACCGACTCTGAGGTTATAAAGTTCTTCTGGAGTTCCCAAATAAAAGGGGCTAGGGTTAAGAGCCACCGTCTGTCAAAATGTCTGACATCTGGAGCCCCAAAGAATTTGTTGTGTTCATAGGTGGTTGGGTTTGGTTATTCCCCAGCCACCGACTCCCTTATTGGAATAAACTCGGTAGCCTAAAAAGATTTTTGCTACGCAAACCTAATACTTATATATATGAAAGACTTTAAACGATTTACAGAACTAATACTAAAGATGGAAGAGGATTTAATAATGCTATACCACAGCGGAGAGGTAGTGGGATTCATGCAGGAGGACCCGGAGTACGTGGCTGTATCGATGGTTAGCCTAATCATGGATAGGAAGCACTATAGGGAGCTAGGTATGGTGGTTGGGGAAGCATGACGGAATGACAGACATGGGGGCCCGGCCATAGCATTAAGTCGTTAATCGCGAGCAGGTGACAGATTGTCACACGCTCATATTGAAGCGTATATCGAGGCAAGTTTTTTTCCCTATAGGAATTGATATATCTTTCGTATCATAATGATAAAATTTATTTTGCGTATTATCGGAGAGTTAAGATGAAGAGAATAGATTGGAAAAATCTGACTAGCATAGTCGGATTTATCGGTGCCCTAGCCGGTGGGTACTATAAGTTGCAATCCGATGCTCAACTTCAAATCTCACAACAGCTGGTTATCAAAAGGGCTGAGAAGGCTCGGTATCAAATTGATTCACTCAGAACTGCCAGAAGGTTAAAGGAGTTGAAATGGGAGTTACAGGATTCGATTAGGCTAGAGATAGCAAAGTTAGAACAGAGGTTAAGATGATATATCTATCTCTCTTCCTTATAGTATTCTGTATCTCAATATGTTTGTATCTTATGCTAAGTATGGATTAACCCATCATGTGGTTTAGGATTAGGGCAAAGGATTTATCCATTGATAAACAAAACGGTGGGATGTGGATAACGTTTTGGCTTTGGGGAGATAGTGAACAGCATATTAGAGATATATTAAATCGTAAGGGCCACCATCACCCTATTGAATCAATTGTCCGAGATAAACCTAACTTCGTTGACTAATGATAAATACTTTATTACATATCTATACCAAGTTTCGCCAATGGCTATTCCCCACGAAGTATAAATACAAGACGATACACGTTTATAGTGATGAGAATTGTCGAACCACCACCGAAGGTGGACCGCACAAGGTAAGGATTAAGGTTAAGAAAAAGTAAAAAAGTTTCCCAAAAGACTTGACTTGAATATGGCTTAGGCGTTAACTTAGGGGGCCACTAAAAGGCTGTTTTTTTAACACTTAATAAAAGGAGTTCGTATGAACTATTCAACAACACTTAACACTTGGAAACTACCGAACATCAAGCTAGGAGATTCTTACCAATACGGTGAGAAGAAACATAGGATTGGTGAGGTTCGAAAGAATGATTTGGTATTGGTTAAAAGGTTTAAGAACTACTATCAGATGACGAAAGGAAATCACTTCGAAACATATGTTTTGAAAGCGACTTCTGATTCTTTTAAACCAATCAAAACCAATAGTGTTCGAATCCAAAACTCTTGGAGTCGGTACTTTGATTGTGTGAGGGTTTCATAACTCTCTAAAATTAGGATGGGTTTCGGCCCATCCTATTTTTTTGCCTAAAATTATTTTAACTTTTTTTAAAAAAAGACTTGACTCGTATGGCGTTTTATACATAGCTTAAGGTATGAGAAAAAGGGAAAAAATAATGAACTTAAACGAAACAATTTACTTTAGAAATCATATAATCGGTGTTGAGGAACTAGACCCGCCTTTTAGAGAAGTTCCTTTCTTTCAACTAATGGATGAGTTTTGCAATGAGTATGATGATATGGATAACTGTGAGAACTTTGCTGTGGTTTGGAATTATATAGACGAGGAAGTTCACATTCAACAGATATATAATCATGATACTGGTGAGATTTATTGGGAAGATAATTTTCCTGAACTTGAAGGTTGTGGATGGCACGGTAGGGATTGGACTATAGGTGATGAGATACTTTACTGTAGTCTTTTAATGTGGGGTGAGATGGAGCAGACTATTGCTTAGACTAAAGACACAAGATGGTATTGAGTTTGGTTGGGTTGCAGATAACTTTGTATCGAGGGATATCTGCAAACGACTAATACTTTTAGGCAAACCAACTCTCGAACCATCTAGTACTTTAGAACCAGTTCAAGAAAATTTCAGAACAAGCTCTAATACTTTTTTATATTATAATAATGGTATGGAGACCGTTGACAAAGTATTCAGTACGGTTACTGATATTATAAAAGTTCCATTGCAAAATTGTGAAGGTATGCAACTTGTACATTATAAGTCTGGTGAGTTTTACAAACCACATCATGATTACTTTTATCCGTGGATGGATTACTATAAAGAGGAAGCAAGATGTGGTGGTCAAAGAACTTGGACAGCCTTTTTATATCTCAATGATGTTAAAGAAGGTGGTGAGACAAACTTTCCAAATATCAATATTCAAGTTAAACCATTGGCTGGTAGAGTTGTTTTTTGGAGAAATTCAATTGATGGAAATTTAATTGAAGATAGTTTTCATGAGGCTAAACCACCAATTGATTGTGAGAAGTGGGGAGCAAATATATGGGTAAGAGAGAAAAAATTTATTTATGTGTAAAAAAATAAAAAAGGAGTCTATATGACATTAAAAGAAATAATAATAGAAGCACTACACGATCCTCAGAATAGGAATACTGATGGTTCGGTTAAGTGGAATTGGGTTGATTCTGATTTATGGTTACACCCATATAGTAAGGTCTATACTGACCAAGAGAAGCATGATGCTTTAGATAATTTTCCAGACTCGGAAGTTCCTGTTTGGGGTGAGTTTACACCAAGGGTAACACACCCGTTACCTTAAAAAAAGTTTAAAAAAGACTTGACTCGTATGGCGTTTTATACATAGCTTAAGGCATGATAAAAAGGGAAAATATGAAAAACATAATAAAATTAGAAAGTGTCGGAACTGCATTAAATATGAAAACCGGAATGACTCATCCGATAAACGCTGATGGAACTATTGACTTTTATGATGGAGTCGCAACACACATTCTCTATGACGAGGGTGGTTTTGATGAGGATGGTTTTGAGTTATATGACTTGGCTGATTTAAAAGATAGGGAAGTCATCGAAGAATATTTAGAAACAACAAAGTAAAAGGAAACAAATAATGGCTTATATGAATCAAGAAAAGAAAAAAGAGTTAGCTCCAAAAATTAAACAGGCTTTGAAAAAGCATAATATGAAAGGTACACTTAGTGTCGATAACTATTCTACTTTAAGGTTGACTCTTCAATCTGGTTCTATCGACTTCAAGTATACTGGTCAAGATGGTAGGACTATCAGAAATATAAATGAGTATTGGTATCAAGACCACTTCAAAGATAATCCTGAAGCACTTGCTTTCTTATCAGAGGTGATTCCTGCGATGAATAATGGAAACCACGATAACTCTGATATAATGACAGATTACTTTGATGTCGGTTGGTATATTTCTGTTAACCTTGGTAAGTGGGATAAACCTTATATAGTTAATGCGTAATAAAGAAAGATTCAAAACAGAGATTAGGGCTCTTCGAACTGTACTTATGGATGAGCCCTATTGTAAATCATTAGGTAATTTTCACACCTTTGTAGCCGATATGCATGTCGCATTAGTTTCTGATAGAAAGATTACAGGTAAGATGCAAAGCAGTATCCAAAAAATTATTGATAACTACCATAGATTAGCCTCACCTGAAGTAAGGATGAAGAGATTAAAAACTATGGATAAGATGGATGTACTTTCTACAAAATTAAAACAATGTGATTACCACGACTTGTATAAGATGGAAAAGCAAGAGATTATAGATAGTATGAAGAAGTGGGCGTCAAGAACCGGTTTCTTGACTAAGAAACAAATGTTATATTGTAATAAACTTTTTACACAATTTAATAAAAAAATTCAAAAAAGTACTTGACTTTTAGCAAAAGTTTTTGTAGCTTTAGCCGTTAAATAAAGGGAGAAAATATGAAGAACTTAGTTGAAAATGCTTTCGGTGATATAGTTGAGAGAACTGACTATGGTAATCACAAAAATCAGTTAAATTTATTCGACAACTTAAATGAGGTTGTTGAGGAGAATATCACAGCGGATGATATATTAGATTTTTTATTTGGTAATAACAGAAAAGGAAATAAGTAATGAAAGAAATTTTTGAAGAGATACAAAATGATATGGATGATTTTTTCGCAGAAATGGATAAAGTAATTTACACTTACGAAGTAGATGGTGAGTTAGTTTCAGAGCCTGTTGAAGATGTTCTTGAAAGAGAACACTTGGAAATGAAAGCTGAATTAGCGATGGGGATATAAAATGAGTTTAGAAACACAATTATTCAAAGATTCAGCAATTGATTTTGCAGAAGGTATCGGTAATCTAATTACAGGTATTAAAAAAGATTACGCTGATTGGATGACTAGCGAAGATATGATTGAAAGGTTTAACAAAGGTATTAATATTAGAACCGGCAAAAAATACACAAAAGTAATTTGTGGCTCTTCTGTATGGGGGTTTATTGCAAATACCGATGGAACTCATAAAGGAATACCACATAAGAAAGGTGATGTATTCAAAGCCGCTGGTTGGGCAGCTCCAGCTAAATGGGCTAGAGGAAGTATTTTTGACACTAACACAAATTGGTTCAGTTGGACTGGACCTAATTACTTATAAGGAGTAAAGTATGAAAAATCCAAAAGATGAAGCTATCTTAGATATGATGGCTGAAGAAGTAGAAGTCAGTAACGAACTAATCGCTGATAACAGCGACTACGTTGATTATCTTCTCAATGAGAGGAAGGACGGTTACTCAGGTGATTATGAGTCATCCGATGTAATGGAGTTTGATGAAACTGATGATGAGTGGTATCTTGACTAAATGTGAAGTATGTAAACAAGAGTTGAATGGGACTATGATATTCTATCCAACTCTTTGCTTGCAGTGTGTTATAGAGTTAGATATTAGTGATAAAGAAAAACTTAAAAAATATAAAGAAAAGACTTGACTTGTATTGCAATTCTTTTGTAGCTTAACATATGACGAAAAGGGAAAAAATGAAAAACTTAAACGGTTATTGGGTTAATAAAAAAAGTGGTACTATCCATCATGTTTTACAAGATACCGATTGGAATGGTAACATTAAGTTATGGGCTAATAGTTGTAATCTTAGGTGGGAAAGAGATTATCACTTCAGAGGAGATGCAGTTCAGAGGTTTCAAAAGAACTATGATTTTGTTTGTGAGAATCCAACCAATGAGTTTTATACTGCAGTGTTGGCTAACGAGAAATTAAAGAATGAGTTTACTTGGGGTGTGAGAACCAAAGGTAGACTTGGTATCACAAAAGAAGAATTTTTTAACAAAGTAAAAGGAGAAGCATAAATGACTTATGTTTATGAATATGTTGTCGGTAATGACAATGTTAAAGTGGAGTACTGTCATAGCAGTATTTCAGATGAAATCAAAGTGGTTGATATGTGGGTTAATGGTAAATTTCATAGAACCAATTGGATGAGTCCCGAAGGTAACAAGGCGTTGATGGCTAGGTTGGAGAAGGATATGGAAGATAGGATGTGTGGCACTTTGGACGACATGACCGTTGGTGGTTACAATGGCTTTGACACAGAGCTTGATTTAGATAGAGATATACCGGAGATTGCAATTGCTTAAAAAAATATTAGAAAGGCTTGTAGACATAGAAGGTCAGTTAGATGATGCTTACTACAACCTACCTGAGTACGATGCTAACTCAGAAGGTAAGGGTTATATAGATGGTGCGAGGTGTGACTTGTACCATCTAAAAGATGAAATTGAAAAAGCTATTGTAACTGATAAACAATTAGATCCAATAGAAAGGTGGGCTGATGAAGATGTTACATTTGATGAAGTTATGAATACATCACCGACACTAGCAAAAGGATTATAATGAATCTATTAGAAAAAATAATAGAAACATTCGATGGTGTTATTATAGAAGATAATCAATGGACTATGAAAGGTTCTAATGGTAAGCGGTATATTGTGGAATGGGATAAATATAATAAAAAATACAGTTGTCAATGTAAAGGTTATATTTATAGAAAGAAGTGTAGGCACATTACAGAATTATCAGAATCTTTTAGGAGACATTATGCAGTTAGATAATATAGACCACGTTGCTGTACAAGTTACACATATAGCTAGAGGTGTAGCTTTTTATAAAAAAAATTTTAATTGTGAAGTAGAATACGAAGACCAATCTTGGGCCTTACTGAAATTTGAAAACACAAAACTAGCTTTAGTATTACCCGCAGAACACCCACCACATATTGCTATTATAGATGATGAATTGGAAGGTGGTGATGTACATAGGGATGGTAGCCGTTCTAAATATGAACACGATGGTTACGGTAATATGGTAGAAATAATTACTTATAAGGATGTAAAATGAAAGATAAAATAAAAATAAATGATGTTGTTGAATTCAAAGCATCTTCACTTGGAACTGGTACAATAGTTAGTGTACCGAATGAAGACACCCATATGTATACTGTTAGGTTAGGTATACAGGATATAAATGGTAAAACTATAAGTTGTACTGAGCATTATTTTAGGGTGGTTGAATGATTGAAATTCAAAAGAATAAAAGAGAAACAATTAGAATCTCTGAGTCGGAGTATGAAGGTCACAAATTTATTGATTTGAGAATTTGGTATGATGATAATGGAGAAATGAAACCTACAAAAAAAGGTATATCATTTAACCCTAATATTGCGAAAGAAGTTATTGAAGGAATATTAAAAACAGTTGAGGAATCAGATTGGAAAAGCTTCTAGCCAATAAACTTTATTTAGCTATCATTGCTCAGATAATCGGTGGTGTCACAGCCTTTTTTCAATTACAAGGATGGGTGGTGTGGCCTGATAAACCTTTTTTGAAATCGATATGGTGGTTATACACAACCAGTCTTATCATCGCACCATTATTCTTTTGGAGTACTAAATGGTCTTATGAATACTTTGGTGCGTTTTGGAATATGAGACTCGCGGGCTTTGGTATAAGTACAATGATATTTGGATTTCTAGCTTGGTGCTTGATAGGAGAGATACCAACAATTAAAACTATGATTAGTCTTTTACTTGCTTTTGCAATTATACTAATACAAATCAGCAATTTATAGGAGATGTAAATGAAAAATTTATCTAGAATACATATTATATTAGCATTACTTGCTTTTATATTTGGTGCGAGGTTAAAAGGACAGAATCTAAATTATTATGTTAGTAATGATTTTGAATTACTTCCTAAACCTCCTGAGTTAGTACCTTATCAAATTGTACCGTTAGATCCAGAACCTGATTGTAGGCTAGAGATGGGTATTGAGTTGATATACCCTCAAAGTATTATGAACCTACCAGAACCTCAGAAAGAAGAAACATTAGAAATAATTTATAAAAGAATAGCGTTTGAGATTTCTAATCCTGATAAAACTGCTGGACTATTTCAAGTAGACGGCCAGATGTATCATTTAATCAGAATACCTTACACAGGTGCTTCTAATTTTTGGGGATGGGAATATGATTGAATTTTTATTATTTACATTAGGTTATATTTTTTTACTTTGTTTTTCAATGTTTATTTTAATTCAATGGGATAAGATTGTATGATTGAATATTTTTTATTAGGTATATTAGCACCCATATTTTTAAACTTAATGCATCTTATTATCGGTTTGTATGTGGTTACACAACGAGGTAATCTGATGTCATTAGGGTTTACTGGTATGGGATTTATTAGCAAAACCACAGGTATGATATTCTTAACTTGGTTTGGTGTTGGATACTTAGAATTAGATTTCAGAATATTCGTACCACTACTTACATTTTTTTGGTTCTTTACTCATGTAGTTGAAGCATTTGTTATACAACATTACATGAAAGAGAATGAAAGTAATTTTATTAAATCAATACAAATATAGGAGATATCATGGATTTATATATTGGAATAATTACTTTTGTCGGTATACTATATATTACCGCAAAATTTTACGCTGATGATTATAATGATTTTTTTAAATTCTAAGGGAGTTTTTTATAATGAAAGTATTTCCAAAGAAAGAAGCATATATACTATTCGGAGATCAGCTAAATAGGATTATGCAGTGTCTATATGTACTAAAAAAAAGAAATTCTGATATAGAAGGTTTATCATTATTTATAGAACAATTAGAGACAATGCCGTCATATGATTCTTTACTCAGCAAGTTTGAAGAGGAAGATGATACCATGGAGAGTTGGTTAAATAGTATTGGTCTTACACTTGGTGGTAAATGATTTATTACGCTTTAAAAATCAAGTGGTTTATTGAAGACACATTTAGCCTATGTAAAAATCTTTTAATGTTACAGCTTTATAAAAGACATTTAAAAATGAGAATAGAAAAAAATAATTTTGGGAGAAGAGAAGAATGGTAGATTTAAGAATAAAAATATTAGATGATGATTCAAATCTATATCCGTTTTATAATGATTGGAATGCTATACACGATGGTGATGCTGGATTAGATTTATATTGTCCTGACCAATTATTAATAGAATCAGGTGAAACATATTTAATCAAAATGGGTATTGCTTGTGAAATGACAGATGAGTATTTACCCGTTAGTTATATGTTGGTTCCACGAAGTAGTATTTCTAAAACACCGTTAAGAATGTCTAACTCTATCGGTATTATTGATGCTGGTTATCGTGGAGAGATAATGGCATCTGTAGATAATACCGGTGATAAGGATTATATGGTAGTACCAGGTCAAAGATTATTTCAAATAGTACATCCAACATTATATCCATTTACGGTAGGTGTTGTAGACAAACTTTCAGAAACCGATAGGGGTGATGGTGGATTTGGGAGTACGGGAAAATGAATGATAAATTACAAGAACTACTAACCATCACTATGGAAGAGTGTGGAGAGTTAATACAGGCCTGTAGTAAAGCAATTAGATGTGATGATTATCATGACAATAAAAAACTACTTGAAGAAGTTGGTGATGTTTATTGTATGATTGAACTGTTACATGAATATGATTTAATCAGTTGGGATGATGTTGAAAAAAGAGTAAAAATTAAAAAAGAAAAATTAAAAAAATGGAGCAGTTTAGTATGAATATAGGTTACGCATGTATCAATATGCAGTTAAGTTATCCCCAAAAATATGGTGGTAAAGAAAAAGGTATAAAACCAGTTACCACAGGTCGTAGTATGATTAAAAGAACCTTTGAATCAAAAGGTGTGGATTATGCAAGCGAATTAACTTTACAGAATGTTAAGGACTTGAATCAAATTGTACAATGGAATGTAATCAATGGGTATAAATTCTTTCGTATCACATCAGGCTTAGCACCGTGGAAGTCTGAATATAAATGGAATGATTTGAAAGATATAGTTGAGATTGAAGGATATCTTAATTCTGTTGGTTGGGTAGCTAAAACACATAATGTTAGAATTACATCACATCCTGGTCCGTTTAATGTTCTCACCTCACCACACAAGCATGTTGTCGAAAACTGTATCGGTGACTTAACCGATCATGGTGATGTATTTGATATGATTGGTTTAGGTAGAACACCATATAATAAAATTAACATACACATTGGTGGGGCATATGGAGATAAACCAGCAGCTATGGAAAGATTCTGTAAGAACTTTGAAAGATTACCAGAATCAGTTCAGAGTAGGCTAACGGTTGAGAATGATGACAAAGCATCAATGTATTCAGTAAAGGAGTTATACAATGGAGTTTACAAACGAATTGGTATACCTATCGTTTTTGACTATCATCATCATAAGTTTTGTACAGGTGACTTATCAGAAAAGGCTGCTTTGGAATTGGCTTGTTCTACTTGGCCAGAGGATATTGTACCAGTTGTTCACTATAGCGAAAGTCGTAGTGCCGAACAACTTGACGAATCAATTAGACCTCAAGCCCATTCTGATTATGTGTACGATTACATTGACACTTATGGTAATGATGTTGATATTATGATTGAGGCAAAACACAAAGAGTTAGCCGTACAAAAATATAAAGAGTTACATTTAAATTAACAATTTTCTACTTCTGATATATTTATAATTGTATAGATTTATTGGAGATAGAAGTGACCAAAAATGAATTAAAAAGCTTAGTTTTATCAGAGCTAAATGACTTTATAAAATCAAAAGCCAAAATTCAAGTGCAAAAAAACGAATCTGTTGATGAAAAAGTAAATCCTGAAATAAAAAGGATATATAAATTACTTTTAAAGTACGGGAATAATCAAAAAGACGCAATGTCTATGATTAATAAGAATCTAAAGTATGTAAATAAAACATATAGAAACTCAACTCCAAGAGGTAAAGCTATAGCACTGGTAGGACTTCAAAGCTTAGGTGAGAGCATGACAAAATCACAGATTAAAAATATGCGAGATGAATTTAATAAAACAGGCGAGTTACCATCTCATTTAAAAAAGTTTGTAAAAGCTAAAAAAGAATTTGAGAAGAAATTTAAAGTAAAAGATATAGTTGTTCCTGGTTTGGAATGGATGTCTAAAATAAAAGAAGATATGAAAAATACTTCTAGTATGATGAAGTCTGTTCGTAAAGGACCCAAAGTCGGACCTTGGGATATCATTGTAAGTAAAAACAATAAGATAGTAAAAAGAGTACTTGTAAAAAATCTAAAAGAGCTTCCAGCAGAAATGTCTGATTTGAGAGATAAGTATCCAAACCATGTTATCGGTATAGAATCTAAAGCAGGTAATATAGTTTACAGAGAAGGAACTTGTGGTTATGGAGTAGATGGTAAGTTGGGAGAAGAACCAGCAGGATCTCATCTGATAAAAAAGAAGTTATTGAAATCTAAGAAAAAATTTGATTTAGACGAAGCTTGTCAAAAAGGATATATGACACATCCTACCCGTAAGACAAAGATTATGTTTGGTAAGAGATATAGAAACTGTGTAAAGAAAGAAGGAGTCGATACTACAATGACTATGGAACAAGCTGGTATAATAGCTGATAACATCTGTATTAATTGTGGTGACTTTACAAATGAAAATTTAAGAAAGTGGTTCAAGCAGAAATGGGTGAACATTGGTAAAAAGAAAAAAGGTGGTGGTCATCCACCTTGTGGTAGTAGTGGTAAGAAGCGTGGATATGCTAAATGCGTACCAGCTTCCAAAGCTGCTGGTATGACAAAGAAACAAAAAGCTAGTGCAACTCGTAGGAAGAGAGCAGCACAGAACAAAGCTGGTAGAGGTGGTAAACAATCTGCAGGACAGGGTAAGAAGCCAATATACGTTTCTACTAAACCAAAGAAATAATGGCTGATTTAATCTTACCAAGAGGAAAGGTAAAGGTTCTCAAAGCTGAGGACGAAGATTATGATAGAGGTCTTTTAGTCGAGCTATTGGATAACGGTGGGTATAAGATGGCTTATTGGTATGATAAACCAAATAAACCATATCCTGTTGAGATAATAGTAGATGGGAAGAGTATTGCGAAAGATGGAAAGATAGTGGAGATGAAATTTCATCCAAAGGATTATTACGACAAACAAGAGGAAAGTAAAATGGGATTAAAATTAGAAGAAGTAGTAGGTAAAAGACTTACAGAAGAACAGTTCGATGAGGCTGCTGGTAAGAAGGATGCTTGTTACCATAAGGTTAAAGCTCGTTACGATGTATGGCCTTCTGCTTATGCAAGTGGTGCTTTGGTAAAATGTAGAAAAGTTGGTGCCAAGAATTGGGGTAACTCAAAGAAAGAAGGTGTGAATGAAGCTTCTATGGAACTAAATAAAATCAAAGATGCTATCAAAATGTTTCAAAAGAAAATTGAGAAACAAGGTAGAGTTACTAATGCCAGAGATGAGGAACACTTATCCAACTTAATTAAACTTTACAAACAAATGGGTGGAAAGGGCGTGAAAGAAGGTTTAGAAGAAGCATATGATATATGGATGGAAGATGGATCTTTCGGCGGTACATTTACAGGATTAGTAGAAGCTGAGTATCAAGGTCGTAAGGTTAAACTCAATAAGCCAATGCAAGGTGACTCTAAAAAATTTAAAGTATATGTAAAGAATGATAAGGGTAATGTTGTAAAGGTAAACTTTGGTCAAGGAGGAGATGCCAAAGGTGGTACAATGAGAATCAGAAAGTCCAATCCTAAGGCAAGAGCTAACTTTAGGGCACGACATAATTGTGATTCACCAGGACCAAGACATAAAGCTCGTTATTGGAGTTGTAAGAAATGGTAAAGTTAAAAAAATTACTAAACGAAAACAAAGGTGATTTAACAGAAGTTAAAGAACAAATCAAATATTTGAAAAAATATTTAGACTCTTATGAGGAAGGTTTTAAAAGCTACGAAAAGTATTTTAATTTAGTAACAAGAAATGCGGGAAAAGGCAAGCTAGAAAATATGACAGTCAACGATGCTAAAGGTTTACTGAAAAAACACAAAGAATTAGTAGTCTCTCAATTCAATAGACAAACATACTTTACGATAGAAAATTTAATCAAAGAACTAAAAAAGGTTAGAGATGATTAATTTAAAAGACTTACTAACAGAAGCACCTCAGATTAAGAAGGTAAAGAATGTTTCCGTACAATACTTTGGTGCAGAGTATGCTGGTGAGATGTCTTTTTCAGGATATTTTAGAAAAGCGTGGTTATATAAAAAGAATAATGGTGAATGGTTTGCTGTAATAATCACCAAAAATAAAAATAGATATGAGATTCAGTTAGGTAAACACAAAGATAAATTAAGTGCAGATAAATCAGCTGAAAAAATTATTAAAAGAAATCTTAGTAAGTTAGAATCTGTTAAAGAGGAAATGAATCCAAGAAGATACTCTGAGATAAAAGGTCAGGCTAAGTATCTTGCTATGGAGATGAAATCTCTAAACAAAGCTATTAGAACTCAAAATGATAAAGATGTTGTAGATAGTATAGATTATATATTGGGTAAAGCTAAAATGATGAAAGAAATCTTAAAGGATAAGAGATATGATTAAACTAAAAGAATTATTAAAAGAAAGTTTCTATGTTGCATTAGTATCAAAACCACGTACGGGAAACTTTAACAAGCCGGTTGGAAATTTTAAGCTAATGTCTAAAGGTAGAGCTGCTGGTTTAGCTGCTCAATCTGCTGAGAAAATATTAAAGTCTGAGATAGGTAGAAACTTATCTAGAGAAGCTGCAGAAAATGCTAAGGTGGTTGCGACATATGATGAGAAAGGTGTACATCACGGAAAAGTAAATATGGGACCAAGAAGATTTGTGAGTGCAATTGCAGCCGAAGTAGATATAGAAGAAAGAAAGTTTGGTATGAACATATCTAATAAATCTATACAGGTTACTAAAAATATGGATATGGTAATCGGAAAGACACAAAAAGATGTTGAGAAGATGTTAAAAAACAAATACAAGGTTAAGGTATGATTAAGTTAAAGGATTTAGTAATTGAAAACAAATCAGATAAAAAAACATTTGATAAAATAGTCAAAGCTTTAAAGGATATAAAAGTTCGTGCTACAATTCATCTAAATGATGAAGATAAAATTACTATCGCTTTAGGTAGAGATTATTTTAGAAAGAAGAATCCTGAAGGTACAGGTGATTTATCTGATATGGTAGAAGATAGATTAAAAAAGGCCGGAATACAAAAGGGATATAATTCACCACCTGGAGTTACTATAATGGCAGACTCATCAGACATTGATGATAAAAAATATACAAAAGCACAACACGACATACGAGGTGGTATATAGGTAGTGGATTCTCACACAAAGGATAAGTTAGTATCACTTAAAAGTAAAAGACCTGTAAAAGGTTTACCCGAAGATGTAGCCAAAGCCGTAGATACATTTATAAAACAAGCAATAATAGTTGGTGAATACGAATTAGATTACTTACCACATCAGTATGTAGAAAATCTTTTAAAAACTTTATCAAAATATCCAGAGTATAATATTTTAACACTTGAGTTAATAAACATATTAAACAAAGATTAAACCATAGTATATATTATATTTATAGTAAAAGGTAGAACCTAAGTTTATTAACTAACGATGAGGAGATATCACTATGGATAAATCCAAGGTAAAAACTGTTACACAAGTCAAATCAAATCAAACCTGCGAAAACAAAAGACAAGCACTCTCTCAAATCAAAAGAATTGATTGGAGATCATTAGAGTTTCGAACACCAAATCAGAAAAGTTTCTATCATACAATCAGTCGTAATGATGTTACCTTTTCAGTAGGACCTGCAGGCTGTGGAAAAACATTTCTTGCAACACATTATGCTTTGAAAAACTTGGCAAAAGGTAAGTATGATAAGATGGTAATAACAAAACCATTAGTAGAAGTGGATGGAGAAAAGATGGGATATTTACCAGGAGACATTGACGAAAAAACAATGCCTTATATGATGTCTCTTTATTATAATATGGAACAGATAATTGGAAAGCAAAGATTAGAAGTTCTAAAAAGAGCTGGAGTTGTACAAGTTATTCCTTTAGCTTATATGAGAGGATTAACCCTAACTGATAGTATAGTCGTATTGGATGAAGCACAAAATTCCACACCATCACAGATAAAAACTTTCGTAACCCGTATAGGTGATAGGAGTAAATATATTATAAATGGTGATTTGATGCAGTCTGATATAAAAAATGAAAATGGATTAGAAGATGCAATAAAAAGATTCACTGGAATTAGAAGAGTTGGTTTCAGTCAGTTCGATTTAGAAGATGTTGTTAGACATCCTATAGTTGCAGATCTTTTAGAAAGGTATCAAGATAATTATGAACTTGGTCACTTATCTGCAGAAGAAACTTTATCAATGTGGATTCAAAAACAAACCTACGATGAACCTACAGTTACCAACCGCTACTTTTATAAAATAAGGAATTGATATGAAAGTAATATATGCAAAAAGAATACCACCTGGTGACAGATGGCAGATAGGTAATCAAGTTTACGAATCACTTACAGAGTGTTTAAATCAGATTTATTTATCTGAAGGAGTTACTATATTTGATGTTGATGCTGGTAATGGAGAAATATTTATAGACGATGGAAAAGAAGCTCCCAAACCACCACCTAAGACTTGGGATTTATACGGAGAAAAACAATGAAAGAAAATGTAGTGTATAATAATCCTAAAAATACTGTGATGGTGAAAACCAATGGTGATGAAATCAACGTAATATGTAATACTGAAAAACAGATAGATAAAGTTGTAGAGAAGCTATCTACCGATACCTGTTTATTATCAGGATATGAGGAATGGGATGAAGGTAAGGATAAAAAATGGATACTAAAGTTTTTAGTATGTGATGAAGAATATCAATTAATACCAGATTTGAATTAATTTTTTATCGTGACTATATTTATAGATGTAATAATGTTTTTATAATAGGAGACAAAAATGAAACATATTTTTAAACTAATTTTATCAGCAGTAATTCTTTTCGGTACTGTTCCACAAGTAAGTGCTATGGATATGAATATGGCAGGAATGGAAGAGGTCAAGAAGAAGAAAAAGAAAGGTAAGAAGATTGGTGGTAAAAAAGGTAAGAAATCTAAGAAAGGTTTCTTTTCTAAGATATTTGGATCCAAATAATGGATTTCATAAAGAAGCATCTGGAGAAGATTTGGGGTATCGGAATTGGATTCGTAATAGGATTTCTGGTAGCTGGATTTGCTTCTGCAAATGGAATGTTAACCGGATTCTAAGTAACTAATATAATGGGTGGTATACCCACCCATTATTTAATAATTGGGAGAAAATTATGAATAATCCATTAGCAAAATTATATAGTTGGCAAATATCAAGTGGACAATTAGATGGTTGGACATCATACCATTTAGCCGCTGGTTTATTTATCGCTAAAGTAGCACAATGGTTAGGTGCTTCTGATTTATGGGCTGTTCTTTGGGTATTAATTATCGGTGTAGCTTGGGAAATATTTGAGGTATACATCGAAGGTACAGAAGAAACTTATGGAACTAAAAAGAAATGGGCATACAATACAGCAGCTGATATTATTGTAGAAGTTGGTGCTGCTTGGTGGATGGTATTGTAATGTGTGATTGTAAAAAATGTACACCGAAACCTGATGGTAAATGTCCAGAAAGCTGTGAATGTGATTCTTGTTAACTTTAGGAGAGAATAATGTTAAAAAAACTTATGATGGGTTTATTATTAACCACATCATTACTAAGTCAAAATATAATCGGAGACTTTTTTAAGTACTCTACTGCATATGCCAGTTTTAGTCTGAATGCTCCACGATATCAAGATGATAGGTTTGCCATTATTGGTGGGTTATCCACAGGTACTTTAGAAGTAAAGAGAACGGATAGAGATTTAAAACCTGATTTCCAAACATCATTTGGTTTGAGAAAGGTAGGTAGATTTCAATATGAACCAAAGCGTGGTGTTAAGGGTGCTGGTAAAGGTGGAACTTGGTATGATGGTTCAGAACAAAATGCTAACGAAAGTGCAACATTCGGACCTGTTAAAGGATGGGAATATTTAATCAAATGGTCAGAAGGTCGTCAATGGGGTAATGAATATGTAAATCAAGAATATTGGTTAAGATACATTGGTGACTATTTAATGGCTAAAGTTGGTATGACCGAATTGGGATTAGAAGATATTCATTATACACATGCTGATTTAAGAGTTCATTTAACACCAGAAGCATTAGGTAACAAATTACATTTATCAGTTGGTGTAAAGCATAGGCAACATCCTGTATATGGATTTGATGCGATGGTATTGGATACTACATGGTACAGAGGTCAGTGGTGGAAGTTTGCTGAAACAGCATTTGGTGTTGATGATAATATGTGGTTTGATCCAACAATGATAGATGAAGATGGAAATTGGATAAATCAAGAATTATTTGAGTATGATACTGAAACAGGTGAACTTGTTCCAATAGAAGGTGACGGTCCATTTTGGAATGAAGGTGGTGAGTATTGGGGACATGATTGGTTATGGAGAGATGCTGAAGGTAGGATATTTGCATATACAGATAGAGAATATTTTATATATCACTTTCCAGGTATGTTAGAAGAATATATTGATGGTAAGAAAAAAGCATTGGGTAATCAAAATGAAACCTCGTTGGTAATTGGATTAGATTTTTATCACTACGGTGATAGTTGGTGGCTACACACTTGGGGTAATTGGTTACCAATACATTATGGTCATGACATGCATGCTTATCACAATGCTGCACATTACCAAGACCACTTAGACTTAAAAGGTAAACCACATGAGTTTGAGTTTAAAGATGCTATGTGGCATGATTGGAATGATTATGACATGGGTGCAATATTTGGAGTAAAGATACAGGATAATCTTGGAGTCTTTGCTGAGGGGAGATATCTGTATTATTGGGAACGACCAGCATACGATATCAAATTAGGTGTTAACTATCAGTTCATGGGATTTTAAGGGGAATGAAAATGAAATATTACGAGGTATATAATAATGTAAAACTGTTTTGTTTAATAGGAATACTTTCTATATTTACATTAAGTTGTGAAGATAAAGTAGTAGAGGAAGAAGTGGTATTAGAACCATCTATGCAGATGTGGGTAAATGGAGATCCAATAAATCCATATACTTACTATGGTTCAATAACAACTTTTGGAAGCAAATCATTAGGTGAAGATGGTAAGATAAAGAAACTATTGGTTTTTCACTTTCAAAGAGAAGTAGGTAGGGTACTACCAACATTAGAACATTATGCAACTATATGGTATGATAATGATGCCGAAGATAATAGTGATTTAATAGATGCTGGTATGTACTTAAATTACGGAGCTGAAGATACTTTGGATAGAGATAAAACAATTAACTTAGAAATCATTGGTAGTCAAGATTATACAAATTTTGGTCAAGCTGAAATAACTAAAATAGAAGATAACAAAGTTTCTGGTATAGTAAATGGTCAGTTCTATAATCCATACAGAGATGAATTACAAATAGCATTATTGGTATTTGAGAATATTGAAATAGGAATGGATCCAGAAGGAACATTCTACGATGGAGACAACTAATGCCTAGTAAAGGTGCAAAGTTAAGAAAACAGCAAAGAGCTAAGTTAAATAAAAAATGGGCGACAGAAGGTAGGACAGCTAATCAACATAAGAAGTGGTTAGAAAAAAATAGTAATGTAGTTAAAAGTACATACGGGAGATAACCTTGAGTGATGGAGTCAAATTAGGACAATTGTTATGTGATGCTGATATTATTACAAAGAGACAGTTGAGTAAAGCCTTACAAGAACAAGTCAAAGGTCGTAAAGGGACTATTGGTGAGATTCTTGTAGAGATGGGGTTTTGCTCCTTTGACGATATTACAGATACCTTAATGAATTCTCCAGCTGACACACAAAGACACGAAGAGAAAACAGTAGAAATACATCCTGAACCAGTGGTGGAGATAGAGCCAGAGGTGAAAGATATACCACCAGTAGAACCAAAGAAAAAAGAACCAATAGAAATAAGTGAAGATAAGGTTTTAGATACTAAATTTACATTATCAGTACAAACAATGATAGGTGCTGGAACAGGATTAGCATCATTGATTGGAATGTGGTATACATTACAAGGAGAGATTGAGGAAGCCAAAAATTTACCAAGTTTAGAAACATTATATAATAACGAGTATCCATCAAAACCAGAAGGTCATAACTGGCCTCGATCTTATGAGCAATATAAAAACCAAGTCGGTGGTCTGCAAGAAGATATGGATGCTGTTTATGATTTATTAGATGAATATGAAGAAACCATTAAAGATTTACAAAAAGATATTAAAGATCTTGAACGTAGAAAAAGGGATAAATAGGAGTTTAGTATGAGATATTTATTATCATTATTATTATTTCTTTCTGTTACATTCTCCCAGGGTGTAAATGATAAGAACTTTAAAGAAAAGATAAATGGTGGTGTGGTCGTAGCCGTCTTTACTGCTGAGTGGCAGGAACAAGATTTGGATACAAAGATTTTAAAAGGTGTTGAAGGATACCAAGATGCTGAAATACTTTATGTAGAAAGTGAACAGGCAAAAAAGGTTGTTAAGAAATTAAGATTTAGAAATTTTCCATCAATTGCTTTATTCTTTGATGGAAGTAAAAAAGAAACTTGGAAGGCTGATATGGATGGTGAGGTTGATTGTTCTGCTAAGGACATCAAAGGTGCTATTGATGATATGTTAGCCGAAGATGTATTTTAATGTTACATTAAGTTGTAACAGGTGTAACAATTTGAAAACCTTACTCTTTAGTAAGGTTTTTTTATTATATACCCTAAGTTGTTGATATATAATGATTTAAAAAAACTAATAAAAAAAACTTAAAAAACTTTCTAATATCGCAAAGTTTGGTACAGTTATTGTACATTATATAGTATAAGATGTACCGTGGTGGTACTAGATTATAATATAAATACAAGGAGAACTGAAATGTTCAAAACAATAATCAACATCATAAAAAAGATGTTCAAAACAATTAAGAGTACTCGTGGTAACACACTTGCTGAATTTGCTGTAACGACAGCGATGATGGCTACGTTGGCTACAACAGCTGCTCCTAAGTTTTCAGGAGTTGGTGAAGGTGCTAAAGAAAAGAAGACACTAGCTGATATTGATAAAATTGTCAAATCTGCTAATAACTTCTATAATGCCAAAGTAACAGAAGAAGGTCGTGGAAGATTTCCTGGCCAGATTAAATATGACGAACAGATAGGTGGATATTCCACTTCTGATTTGTTAGAGACTGGTGTTGCTTCATTCTCATCTTATGATGATGAAGAAGGTGCTAATTGGGTATCTGTATTCGGTACACTTAATACAGAAGCTCTAGCTCCAAGTGGTAACAGTATCAGTACAGCAGAAAATCCTGATAACGATGGTAGCTTTACAATATCAAACGGTGGAGAGGAATTCTTAGACCAGTTTGGTGGAAACCCAATCAAGACACCATTTCAGGATGGTCATTACATTTACGCAGTTATACCAGGTGGTGGAAGTGGAGCTTCCTCTTACGCACCAATCTTGTATGTTGCTGACTTGGAAAACCCAAATAACTTTAAAAAGAAACTACAACCGTAAGGAGAACTAAAATGTTTAACAACCGTAAAGGATTTACTTTAATCGAACTTATAATGGTTACAATCATATTAGGTATTTTAGCAGCCGTTGCTATTCCTCGATATATGACATCGGTTACGAAAGCGGAAGAGGCAGCTGAAGATGCGGTCATTAGTGCAATTAAAGCTGGGTTGGAAACATATGCGGTAGAACAGCTTATGGATAATGGTCGTAGAACTTGGCCTACTAATCCGTGGGATGCTTTAGAAACAAAGCCTGCTGGATATGATGCCAATGATGCAGATGATGCTGATACAGATGGTGAGTGGACATACAACACCACTACCAATAAAATCACTCATCAGCGTAATGATAACTCTCGTGTAGGATGGACTTATGACAAGGGAACACAAACAGGAGATAATGCTGCTGTCGGTACTCTTGGAACAAGGGCTAGTTTATAGGAGTTTCACTAATGAAAAACTCTAAAGGATTTACTCTGATAGAGTTGGTAGTAACTATTGCTTTAGTGGGGATACTCGTTGGTTCGGTTATCCCCACTTTTTTTAGCACGGTGAATCAAACTCAAACTCAAGTAAACATATCTAATATGGTAATTATAAAGCAATCGTTTATGCAATATTATTATGATAATCATATGGGTGGCAATCC